GCATTATCATTTGCAGCACGTACTGAGAAACCATACATCTCAAAACATATTGCAGACATGATGTCTAACATTGATAACCTCATACATGTGGTACCATTACTAGAGCAAGTTGAAGATGGACTTAACGATAGTCTTGGATAATAAATATCACTGGAGACCTGTGTATGACTAATGGCAATAACAATACCCCCAGTAAATAAATCTGCATTCGAAGATGTGATGAAGGCACTGGGTGGTGATGACTATTCCTATTACTTATTTGATGTTAAAAATGTAGAGGACAAGGACTCAACTAAGAAAGTTCAGATAGCATTAAAGGTTTTTGTTCCTCAAAATAAAAGAACTACAGCAGTTGAAAATATAAAAGGTGCATTGGATGAGAATTATCCAGGAATTACAACCAATAAAGCAGGTACTTCCTTAGATATTCCTATAAGAGAGAAGCAAGTTATTAGAATAGAAGTTAAACCAGAGAACAGTAAAGGGTCTGGTGGTGGTGCTGCACAAACTGCACTAGTAGAATCTGCACAGTGTGTCTATGCTGCTATGAGATATTACTGTCCTAACATAGAAAAGAAGAAAGCATTTACTGAAGAAGATTTTAAATGTGGTATGAAATATTGTGATGTATCTTCTAAATTAGATGAAATTATGTCATTAGGAAAAGATTGGCAAGAATCATCTTGGGCAGGTGCTAAGGAGATCTTTGATAAGGTGCAAGGAAGTGGATGGACATTTGTTAGAGGTGATGCCATCATCGATGATGGTGCAGTTAAGAATGCATTCAATAGAGTGAAGAGTCAAACTAACTTATCCTCAGAAGACAAATGGAATCCTGCTGATATATGGATGGTAAAAGATAAGACTAAAGTAAAGAAACATCTTGACAAAGAAACTACCATTGATTGTTTAAATAATGCTCTATTACAGATGTCCAACAAGGAAAATCCATATCGCTTAGTTGGTATATCTTTGAAAAAGATTGAAGGTTCACCTAAGATGAAACTGTTGAATGATATACCTGCTGCAGAGAGAAAAGCAAATGAGAAAGCAAGATTTGTAAAGTATGATTTAACATTTGATAATGGTAGAAAGAAAGATAATCATCCTATGGATGTTTATCTATACTATGGTACAAGTACCTTTGAGAAGTTTCAGGCAAGAAACTTTGGTGGTCCTACTAAGGGTGATTGGAAGTTAGAATTGAAAGGTAAGTCTGCTGCACAGGGTAAGATACAAGGTAAGAAGGTACAAGAACTATTAAAGGATGGTAAGTTTGGTACACTACCTGAGTATGGTGGAACAGATACTTGGTCTAATGCTAAGAAAGGTAAGTTGGATGACGAGATTTATAAATTACTGGTAAAATATAAAGCAAAGGGTTTAAAGAATAAGTCAACTGATTTAGCATGGATTCAAAATGAGGCAGAACAAGCATGGAAGTATAGTAAATATGCAGGATTAAAATTATTGGACTGGGTATCATCCCACAAAGATGCTGATCAGATAATTAAAGAGATATATTTGTACGCATCCTCACAGTCAGACAAGTCTTCTGTGTACTGGAAACTCCAGTAAACAAACTGGCACACTACTTCCCCATTACCCTCTGAAATGGAGTATAATACAGGGGTAGTGAAGAGATCCCTATGCCTAATAAGCACCTTGAGCATCCAGAAGATTCGATTCTTCAAGGACGTAGAGTTGCAATAGATGCTATCAAGGAACTTGTGACAGTTACTAGACTGTCTGTTAAATGGGACGGTGCTCCTGCTATCGTGTTTGGCACTAACCCTGCTAATGGTAAATTCTTCGTAGGTACAAAGAGTGTTTTTAACAAACGTAAAATCAAAATCAATTACAGTCATCAGGATATTGATCAAAATCATAAAGGAAATGTCGCAGACATTCTTCGGTTGGCTTTTGATCACCTTCCTCGCATCAATCGTATTATCCAAGCTGATTGGATCGGTGTCGGTGGGGGCAATGTTTATTGTCCTAATACTATTCAATATAGTTTTCCTTCCACCATCATTCAAAAAATAATTCTAGCACCTCATACAGAGTATACAGAACTTAGTCCTACTGCTGAGGGTAAGATCGGAGTTAGTCTTGAATCTACTTCTGATTGCTACTTTGTTGATACTAATAATGCTGTAGTAGAACCACCTTTAGGGTGGAGACACTTAGCAAAGATACTGCCTACACTTCTAGTTGCAAAGGTTCCACAATCCCGCACTGAAATAGCAAAACATATCAATTCATTTATACGACAAGGTATACTTCCGCATCCTCAGGAAATGTACGATACATTAGATGCTAAATATAAGGGAGAAGTCAATGTGAGTACCTTTAAGGTATGGCATAAAATCTTCCAATTGAAACAGCGTCTACTTGATGCGATTTTTGTAAATGGAAATGTTGAATGTTACATCGATGGTGAATCTTCTCAGCATGAGGGGTTCGTGACCGTTTCAAATAATCCGTACAAAATTGTAGATCGGTTGACCTTTAGTAAAGCAAACTTTAACCTTAGTAAGAACTGGCAGAATGAAAAAGTTTAGTGCTTTCCTAACTGAAGCCGAAAGATCTTTCGCTTCAAAAGAAGCAGAGAAATTAAAACTTAAACACGTAGGGTATGGTAAGTATGCCGATATCAATGGCAACGTTACTCACGTGTCTAAGGATGGTAAATTATCAAAGATTGCTTCTCAACAAGCAGCAACTGGGACGCAGCAAAATGGAGGAGAAGAAACTGGAAGCGGCGAGGGTCAGGTCGATCAAGGTAGCATATCTGTTACATTTGGAAGATTTAATCCACCTACTGTTGGGCATGAGAAACTTTTAAACAAGGTTGCTCAACAGGCAAAGTCTAGCGGAGGAGAGTATAGAATATATCCGTCTAGATCTGAGGATCCTAAAAAGAATCCTCTTGACGCAGGAACTAAAATTGGATTTATGAAGCAAGCATATCCTGATCATGCTAATGCTATTCAAAATAATGAAGAGATGAGAACTATTTTTGATGTACTTACCACTCTTGATGGTGAAGGATATAGTTCAGTGAATTTAGTAGTTGGTGGCGATAGAGTTAGTGAGTTTAATAGTCTCGCACAGAAATATAACGGAGATGTATATACATTTGATGAGATTAATGTAGTTTCTGCGGGAGCAAGAGATCCAGATGGTGAAGGTGTGGAGGGTATGTCTGCATCTAAACTTCGTAAGGCAGCAGCAGAAGATGATTTTGAATCCTTTAGTAAAGGAATGTCGAAAGGTTTAGGTAAAGATGGTACGGAAAAGTTATTCATGACTTTACGTCAAGCAATGCAAGTAGAAGAATTTGGTGACGATTTTGCTGAAGCATCATATTATTTGTATGAGATTGCTCCTAAGTTAGATCCTAAAGGTCTTCGTGAAGCATATTTTAATCAAAATTTATTTAAGGTAGGAGATCTTGTCGAGAACTCAAACACAGGGATCGTTTCTAAGGTTGTTAGTCGTGGTAGCAATTATGTCATCTCTATTGATGAGCGTGATGGTATCTATCGTTCTTGGTTGAAAGACTTAGTAGAAGTAAATGACCTTAAATATTTTAACTGGAAACCTGCTGGTGAGGTTGGTACAGATCAATTAAATAATTATGTTAGAAAATTAACTCCAGGTGAATTCATTCGCAAGCTAAATAAAAGGGACAAGACTTCATCATAAAATGTTAGACACCAACAGATCACCTCTTCCAGATATGACTGATGCACTCAAGCAAGTGCAGCAATTCGATGAGAAGAAAACAGATAAACCAAAGCGTTGGCAAGACGACGATGGTGATGGAAAGTGGTATGAGAAAAGTGATGTAGATGGTAAGATTAGTAAGAGAGAAAAGAAATCAAAGAGTCATGACTGTGCCTCAAAGGTAAAGCATGAAGAGTATGGTATGGGAGAATGTATGAAAGAGATGCATGATCTTGATGAGAATGGAAATGTTGCTCACTATGATGTATTGTTTAGTCATGGTATAGAAAAGAATGTTCCAGTTGAAAATCTAGAAGTAGTTAAAGAAGGAATGCATGAGCATGTTATCCATGATCAGGATGAGGTAATAACTGATGCTTAGTTTTAAAGATCTACACGAGAAAAAAACTAAAGTTAAGATCAATCCTAATCTTAAGGATGTGATGGAGAAGAAAGGTGAAAAGAATTGTGGATGTGGTCAAAATCCTTGTATTACATATGGGGATGATCGCCACAAGAAAGACAAAGTTGATGAAGCAAAAAAGAAAGATGATACATACTTAGAGACCGACTTTAAGAAACGCCTTAAAAATAATGAGAAGGCGAGAAAGGACATGATGAAAGGTCCGCAAATGAAAAACCCTCACTTTGAATCTAACTCTTATGACAGTCAAGAAGAAATTTCAGAAAAAAGCACAGAAGAGAGCACTGAAAATTCGATCTTGACCTTTAATAATTTCCAAGAAGCAACTCGCCTCAAGAAAGAGAAGGGTTATAATAAGGGTGGTAGTGATGATAAAGCACTTAACTTTGTTAAAACTAAGATCCGTAAGGAGTATGGTAAACCAAAAGGACAACAGAAGAAAGTTAAAGGTGCTAAGTCTGATGCTGGTACTGGTAAGTATCTGAAGAAAGCAGACGATAAGAAAGCATATGCTGCTAAGGCAAAGAAAGCAGGGTTTAAATCTACTCAATCATACACTGACACTATGGCAAGGTATGGTGGAGAGTCTAACTACAAAAGAGGTAGAGGACTAGGTTCATGAAAACCTATTCTCAATTCATAGTAGAACATAATGATGGTAGTTCAAAAAATTGTAAGAAGGGTGAATACTTCTGCAAGGATGACCATAAGTGTAAACCAATACCAGAAGGTCATCATGTGATGCCAGATGGTAAACTCATGAAGGGTGAGAAGCATAGTGTAGAAGAAGGTGCTGCATGGACAAAGAAAGCAGGTAAGAATAAGGAAGGTGGTTTGAATGAGAAAGGTAGGAAGTCTTACGAACGTGAGAATCCTGGTTCTGATTTAAAAGCACCACAACCTGAAGGAGGTTCTAGAAAGAAATCATTCTGTGCTCGTATGGGTGGGATGAAAAAGAAACTTACTAGTTCGAAGACTGCTAACGATCCTGACTCAAGAATTAATAAGGCACTTAGAAAGTGGAAGTGTTAGTGCATATATAGAGTACCTAACTCGGTATATTATGACTAAATTTCTATTACCTATCGCAATCAATGTGATCAACAAAGCGGTAGATAAAATCCCTGAGGATCTAGAAGAGAAACTAAAAGTGTTTCTTATCGGACTTCTTAAGAAAGCTGCTGCCAAATCAGGCAACAAAGTAGATGACCAACTAGTTGCTGCACTAGAGAAAGCACTGCTAGAAAGTTAATTATATAAATACTCATACAGAATATATTCGGAGTAAATTTACCATGCCATTATGGGGAAAAACCGCTTCTAGTGCAGAAAATAAGCCCAAATGGCTGCCAGAAGACGAGAATTCAGACTACAATAAGGCAACAGTCTATGCTGACACATCAGGATGGGTTGTAGCACCTGGCACTGCCAACAGTGGTAGTGATAATGTTAACGCACAACCAGAAGTTCTTGCTTGCATTGGTGGTCTATCGACAACTCTTGCTGCACCTACTGTAACTAAGATTCGTATCGTACAATCTTCTATTGCAGCTGGTAGTAGGACAATTACTGCTGAGGTTACATGGGATGAGAAGGTAACAGTTGCTGGATCACCTCAAGTTGTAATCGCTAACGGTAACCAAGGTACAGGTAGTGGTCGTGGACCTCACACTCTTACCTATACTGCAACTGGTTCGACTGCAAACAGGAAGCGTTTCACAGTAGCATCTCAAACTGTTGCTGAAGATGACGTATTGACACTGGGTGGAGCAAACATAACACTTAACAGTGGTACAATTACTGACACAGCAGATGGTTCAACAGCAGCATCATTGGTACTCAGTGGTGAGACAGCAGTTACACTAACAGTTACAGCATAATAATATATGTTAATTGACGAACTGAATGAATCTAATTACATTCTGTTCGCCATTAAGCATTATGAGAATCCTTCCTCTATGACGAGGGAGGATTTTGATGAAGATATGAAACGCTTCAAGTATCTGAAAAGACTCTTGAAGCGTTATGTGCGAGGAGGTTCTTTAAGAACTCACCTTATTATCAATCATTTAATCATACTTTATAATGTTTTTGGTGAAGCAGCAACTCCCTTGCTCTTTTTTAAGATGGAGAGGGAGTATTGGAGTTTGATAAAAACTCTATTACTTTATTTGAATAAATATCCTATAGGAATGATGCCATCTTTAGAGGTGGATCCTGATTTAGAAATCGAATTGGAGCAACTCTAATGAACGAAGAAATGATGTCAGCAGGAACAGGAGGGTTTAGTGGCAGTGCTACTGCGACTGGTCCTAATGCTGGATTCGATCCTGTTATGCGTATGAGAGCAAAGCGTAAAGATTTAAAGAAATTGGTGGCACCAGGTAATAAGTTGTGTGATGGTAAGAAAAAAGTAAAGGAGAGTGTGACTGCAGTAAATAAACTTGCCCCTAAGTCAAGTCTATTTCAATATAAAGTTTCTCTTCCAGAAGTGGGATCTACTATAGTATATGCTAGTAATCCAGCAGAACTAAGACAGAAGTTACGTTTGCTTATTAACTATAGGTACCGTGGCGATATTACTATTGAAAGAATTTTGCCTGGTGAAGCTGGTAAGTTCTTTATGGATAAGAGACAAAAGCATTTAAGAAATGTTAA